GATCCTTCTTAGTTCTTGTAATAATATTATTATTTGTATTTAATTTCTTCTCTAACTTTTTTAATTCTTTATCTATACCATTAAACTTAGTTAATGATTCTGATTTAATTTCAACTGTTGCAAGATTCTTTTCTATATCAGAATCGATATCAGCTACTTCATTAATAAGTTCTTCTATCTTAGTTTCTTTTTGTTTAACAGTTTTCTTAGCAGACTTCTCTAGAGACTTGATATGATTACCTTGCATCTCAGTTTTTTCTTTTATAAAAGATATACTACGTTCACTACCAGTTATTACATCATTAGTATTCTTAATACGTTCCTTTAATAAAACATTCATCGTAGAGAATATACGAATATCTAACAGATCCTCAATAATTTCTCTTCTTACAGGAGCACTCAATTGCATAAAAGGTACAAATGATGCACTACCCAATATAACAATCTGTGTGAATGACTTATAATTTAATTTTAAAACAGATTGTTCAAGCCATTTTTGTTGATCAGCTGCATGTGAAGACTGATCTAATAGATTATCATTTTTATAAATTTCAAACAATGAAGGTTTTATACCACGCCTAACTTTCCACTCAACTGGCCCAATAGAGAATACAACTTCTACTATACATTCCTTCTCATTTATACTATTAACTAATTGACTCTTAGTAATCTTACGAAAGGACTTATTAAATAATGCAAAAACAACTGCTTCTATAATAGTACTCTTACCCGCCCCATTCTGTCCTACGATTAAAGTAGTACCATGAGAGTTTAAATCTATTTTGATTGGGTTATTACCAGAAGCAAGAAAATTTTTATAGGAAACGCTTTTAAATAAAATCATATGATTCAAATTTCGGGGGGATTACAAAGTCATCAGGGGTAATAATCACATAATTATACCCGAATCTTCTACATGCCGCAATGGCCTCTTCATCTGGTATGTCTTCTATGGTCATCTCTGGAAAATCATCTGCTTCCAAAAGACCCATATACCGTACTGCATCATCTTCATGTAAAAATAATTGAAGAACCTTCTCACCATTCTCAGTAACTACAGCATAAGCACCTTCAGACTTATCTTCTTTTTCTTTCGTGGTGAGTATAAACATTATTGTACCTCACAAGCTTCTACGTAAATGGATTTAATTATATTTTTTATATCGTTCTTATCACAATCAATATCTTCAGTCTCCTCTACATATTTATTTAAAATTGATAGTGTATCTTCACATTCTATGCTATTATCTACATTTTCAAAATCTAAAGATTGATCTTCAATAATTTTAATATCGTGAATACCTACATCATATAATCTTTCCACAAATTTTTCAAATGTAAAATTACTCTTCTTCTGATTAACTATCAATTTAATATAGGTATTTTCATATTCAGATAGATTCATCGTATTGTAATTTACCTTAGTATCATCATAAAATATCTTTCTAAACATTCTATATGGATTTTTAATAAATCCCAACTTCATTGTTTCTGGATCAAATAAATGAAATCCTCTATCATCAGCATAATCATTCCAATACATCTCATAAGGATTTCCAAGATATTTAATATTTCCTCTCTCGGATTTATGATGAAAATGTCCAGAAAGAACATGTTCAAACTTAGAGAATAAATCTTGATCTATATTTCCACCTCTAAAGAAATGGCCAGGATAAGCCTGATAACCATTTATCTCAAGATGACCCATAGCAATCTTTGCATTGGTTCTATTGATATGATCAAAGACATGTTCTTCATTCTCTTGATTAATCCAAGGTATAAATGTAATCTTTCTTCCTTCTACAACAAGATCTTGAATCTCTGTAATAATTTCTATATTATCATATGCTCTATCTAATAATAACTCTGGTGTATTAATTCTATTTGTATTCTTATAATATGCAGTATGATTTCCAATGATCATTTTAACCTGTATACCACGATCATATAATCTTTGAAAATAATGTTTCTTTATCCTATACCAAGCAGCAAGATCTATATTCTTACGATTATCAAAAGTATCTCCAAGATCTAATACTGTCTTTATTTTATACTTATCTAGAGCAGGAAAGAATACATCATCATAAAATTTCAGAAAATAATCCCAAAAGATTTTAGAATTCTTTCTACCATCTAAATGTTGATCAGTTATAATTGCTATTGTCATTAATTTCTATTCACCTTGATCTCAAGACTTTCTTTAATACTATTCATTTGAGATGAATCATATCCCATTACAGAAGAATCTGCACTAAAGACTTCATCAAACCCAGACTTCTCTAATATACGTGTCTTAATATCAAGTTGCTTCTTCTCTCTTTGAATCCTACGTAAGAAAGCAAAATAGGTTATTTGTGTAAAATATGCAAAAGGGTTCCTAGATTTCTCTGGATCAAAATTATCAATGTACTGTAAACAATTCTCTATACCATCACAAATCATGTCATCCTTAAACATATAGTTGACAAAATTTGGTCTATATGATAAATGTGTAGCTATCTTTAAAAAGCAACTACCGATATACTCAGGAACTTTAGGTTTTGGTTTTTCATTTTCACGTGCAGCAATAACCTTAGTTCGATATACGATCATCGCTTCTAAGAATTCTTTATTATTAACATAATGTTCTTTTTTCTTTGCAGCCATTATATCGTTTCTAGGTGTACATACTATAACATATTTTCAAAGACTTGACAAGTGGCTGAATTCCATGTAGAATAACTCTGTCAGGGTTCAAGGGTTGGTATAGCCTTTTTAAGAAGCTTTATATATTTTTTCTAAACAGTTCCTAGCATCATGTACATTAGATCTGAATCCCATCTCTTCAGTTAAATCTAATCTATTAATATCTGTGTCTGGACACTTACTTGGATCCTCCACGTAAGTCAAATACTTTTTTAAAGTTCTATTATATATTTTTAATAAGCGATCATCTGATTCATATACAGTGATCGTTTTTTCCTTATCAATAAAAAACAGTTCTTCCTTGGAAAATTTAGCCCAAGGGCGCAAATCAAGTTTTACCATATCTCCGCCAGGAGTTTGTAGCTGAGTTTCAGTTACAACAAATGGATGTTCAATAACAAATCCATTTTCTTCTTCACACACTAAAACTTTACCAATGATGCTTTCATTAGTAATCAATTTTATTATACCTGTGAATTCTTGGTGCATCATATATCTTTTCTCCTGAAGTTAACGGGAATAATTTCATAATTAAAATTCTCTTGAGAATAGGTTTTAACTCTCTCAACCAAATGATTTAAAGTATAATTCTTTCTTTCTCCCTTAGAGAAATCATCAGCTATATCATATAATTTTGCTACTTCTTTTCCACTACCTTTTCTAAGGACTCTGCCAATTGATTGGAGGTTTCTAATTCTGGACTTTGAGGGGCTTGCGAACACGATATTGTGAAGACGCTTAATATTGATACCAGTACTAAAAGTACCATAGGACGCAACGATGATAGCATTGTTTTCTTGCTCCGTAATTAATCTTACTTGTTCTCTATCTTCAGTATCAACTCCTCCATGAACAAAGAAGACTTTTCTATCTGACGATACATTACTATTTATCATATCAAAAAGAACCTCACCATGTTTCTCCACGTAGGCAAAGAGTATTAATGTATTTCCTTCTTGATTTAATACTAAGTTACGGATGAATTTATTTCTCTTATCCATTGTACAAATATAATCCATCTCATCTTGATATGATTCAAATATAGTACTATCGTGTTGTAATAAAAGTACTGTGATATTTAACTTAGATAAAAATCCTTTATCAATCAATTCTTTTGTTTTAATAACCTTATTAACAGAACCAAATAATCCTTCTAATACTAATTGATTTGTATTAGATCCATCCAGTGTTCCAGTAAAACCAATTCTATGCTTACAGTTATGTAACTTAGTCATTATATTAATAAGAGACTTTGCTTTAAACAAATGAGCTTCATCTCCTATAACACATCCAAATGATTCAAAATATTTTTTAGGTAGTTTATATATTGATTGCCATGTAGTAATAGTTACTGGTTTAGATGTATACTTCTCTCTACCAGAATATATCTTATGACAATATTCATCAGAAGACCATCCATAACTATCAAAGTCTCCACATAACTGTTCTACTAATGAAGTAGTAGGAACTACTATTAAAACTCTATCTTCATTATTAACAAAATATCTAGTAATAGCATAGATCATTAATGACTTACCAGATGCGGTAGGTGATAATAATAATCTTCTATTATATTTTAAAGCTTGGTATATTGCATTATATTGATAGTCTCTTACTTTTAATGGAATATTTAATGACTTTACGAAATCCGCTACGCCTGGTGCTGTAATAAATTCATTCCTTTCACAGGGTAATCCATATTCATCATTTCTTTTATCCTCATAGGAATACCCATTCTCAGCCAACCATTCAGTTAAGTAATCATATAGTCCACAATATATCTTTCCTTCTGCTGGACTGAACAGTTTAATAGTTCCATCCCAGAGTCGTCTTTTATATTGCGGCATAAATTTAGCGCCTGGAACCTCAAAAGTAAAATATGATGAAAGTTCATATTTAATATGTGGTTCACAATCAACTTTTAGATATACCTCATTCTTCTTCTGAATAGTGACATCAGACATTAGATGCTACCTTGCATAAATTTTTGCCAATCTATGCTATTCTTAATTTG